ATACGTACCTTTGGAATTTCTCATGCCCATTCTGTGGTGATTCCCAAACAAACAAACTAAAGGCCCGTGGTTATGTTTTTGCCAAGGGTAATGATCTTTTTTACCGTTGTCATAACTGTGGAGCAGGTACCAATGTTGCCAATTTACTCAAGCAGGTCGATTCTTCATTACATGGAGAGTACATACTTGAACGATACAAATCGGGTGAATCCAATACATTCATCCGCAAAAGCAACACTGCACCTACCTTCCATATACCAGCACCACGATTTGGCAAACCAGAAAAACAAAGAGTATTTGACCATGCAGAATGGGTCTCAGACTTACCGAGTGGACATTTTTGTTTAAACTATGTTGAGAATCGAACACTGCCAAAAGAGGTATGGAACCTATTGCTCTTTACCAACAAGTATAAAGAGTTTTGTGATACACTAATACCAGATCATGGCAAGACAGTAATTGATGATGCACGATTGATTATACCATTCTTTGATAGACACAATCAATTGGTTGCAGTCTCTGGTCGTGCATTGGAAACATCTGATAAAACTCTACGGTATGTAACACTACGTACCAACGATAGTGATGACAAACTTATCTATGGTATGGATAGAGTTGATTTATCACAGACAGTATACCTTGTTGAGGGTCCACTAGATTCTCTATTCATAAAGAATTGTGTGGCATCTGGTGATGCAAATTTATCATTGACAGCAAAAAATATTTCAGCAAAGAAATTGGTACTGGTATTTGACAATGAACCAAGAAACAAAGAAGTATGTAAGTTACTTGAAAATGCTATCAAATCAAACCATTATGTCGTTATCTGGCCTGACAACATGGATGGTAAGGATATCAATGAGATGATACTGAATGGTCTTTCATCTGGCGAAATTCAAGATATCATAGATAGTAATACATTTTATGGTTTGGAAGCAATAGCGAAATTTACATTTTGGAAGAAATTATGAACGTGAGATTGATTGGTATTACTGCACCTTCCGCAGGGCATAACTCTGCTGAAGATATGATTGTTTACATGGCACGGGTATCTAATCCCAACAATCAAAGCATGACACGAGGTGACGAAAAACTTATTCGATATCTCATCAAAAATCAACATTGGTCACCATTCGAAATGGTCAACGTTGTTATGGAAATAAACACTACAAGAGATATAGCAAGGCAAATATTGCGCCATCGTAGTTTTGTCTTTCAGGAATTCAGTCAGCGTTATGCGGACCCAACAAAAGATTTAGGTTTCGAACTTCGTGAAGCAAGACTTCAGGACACAAAGAATCGCCAAAACTCTATTGAAGTGGAAGATAGAGATTTACAGGATAAATGGAATTTGATGCAACAGATGGTAATTAATAATTCTCAACATGCATATGAATGGGCCATTCAAAGTGGTATCGCAAAAGAACAAGCAAGGGTAGTATTACCAGAAGGTAACACACAATCACGCATGTACATGAGTGGCACACTCCGTTCTTGGATTCATTATTGTCAGTTGCGTATGGAAAATGGCACACAAAAAGAACACATGGTAGTAGCAAAAGCATGTTGGGAAATTATAAGATCACAATTTCCAAATGTAGCATCAGCACTAGAACAACAATAACAACGGAGATGAGATGGTAGATATTAGCAGCATTAAGATTGACTTAGATCGTGATAAATTATTTGACGAATTAGGAATTAAAAGATTACAAGAGTCGTACATGAAGGAAGATGAGAAGTCGCCACAAGAAAGGTTTGCATATGTTTCAAAAGCATTTAGCAGTAGTCCTGAACATGCTCAAAGGTTGTATGAGTATAGTAGCAATCATTGGTTATCTTATTCTACTCCTATTCTCTCTTTTGGTCGTTCTAAACGTGGGTTGCCTATTTCTTGTTTTCTACCTTATCTGGACGATTCTGCTGAAGGACTTGTTAATACGCTCTCAGAAGTAAACTGGTTATCAATGTTAGGAGGTGGAGTTGGAATTGGTCTTGGGATTCGTTCGGCAGACGATAAATCGGTTGGAATCATGCCGCATCTTCGCACATATGACGCATCATCTCTCGCTTATCGACAAGGTAGGACTCGTCGTGGTAGTTATGCTGCATACCTTGATATTAGTCATCCTGACATTATCAACTTTCTTGAAATGAGAAAACCTACGGGTGATCCAAATCTCCGTACATTAAATCTGCATCATGGTATCAACATCACTGATGACTTCATGTTGTTGATTGAGAAGGCAATGCTTGATCCTGAAGCAGATGATTCGTGGCAACTAAAAGATCCACATACGCAAGAGGTGCGTGAAGTTGTATCGGCACGTGAATTGTGGCAACGTATTCTTGAAACACGTATGCTCACAGGTGAACCGTATCTACATTTTATTGACACAAGCAATCGAATGATGCCAGAGTTTCAGAAGAAATTAGGATTGAGTATCAAACAGAGTAATCTTTGTTCAGAAATTATTTTACCAACAGACAAACAACGGACAGCGGTATGCTGCCTATCTTCAGTAAACTTGGAGTATTATGATGAATGGAAAACCCACCCTCAGTTTTTACACGATATTGCGGATATGCTTGACTGCGTTCTTACCTATTTCATTTCTAGTGCTCCTAGCAGCATTGAAAGAGCAAAATACTCTGCTATCCGTGAGCGGAGCATTGGTATCGGCGCTCTTGGTTTTCATGCTCTTCTACAAAGGAAAGGGATAGCATTTGAATCTGCATTGGCAAAATCAATCAACATGCAAATCTTCAAACATATCAGGAGCAAACTTGATGAAGCAAACTTGGCACTCGGTAAAGAACGTGGTGAAGCACCAGATGCAGAAGGTACAGGTCAAAGATTCAGTCACCTTATGGCTATTGCTCCCAATGCTTCTTCTTCTATTCTCATGGGTAACACATCCCCATCCGTCGAACCTTATAGAGCAAATGCATATCGCCAAGACACTCTTTCTGGTTCACATTTAAACAAGAACAAATGGTTAGATAAAATTATCAAAGGAAAATGTGATGTTGACAAAAAATTGGACTATCAAGAAATCTGGTCATCTATCATTGCAAATGACGGTTCCGTCCAGCACTTGGACATATTGGACCAGTATACCAAAGACGTATTTAAAACCTCAATGGAAATTGACCAACGGTGGGTTGTTGAACATGCAGCAGATAGACAAAAATATATTGATCAAGCACAATCCATTAATCTTTTCTTCAGACCTGATGTAAATGTAAAATATCTTCATGCTTGCCATTTCTTAGCATGGAAGCAAGGACTGAAAACATTATATTATTGCCGTTCTGAGAAACTTGCTAAGGCAGACAAAGTATCCAAAAAGATTGAACGAAATATTATTCAAGAAATTGACCTAAAATCTATAGCGGATGGAAATGAATGCCTCGCATGTGAAGGGTAGAATTGCCCTATTTGTTCATCACCCAAGATGTTCAATACAATCGGTAAATGGTATCATCAAATCGTTAGAGGAGAACTATGTTTTCAAAACTTTCACTAAGCACGAAATTGAAGATGGCTTCTTTGACGATGTGGATATCGTGTGTTTTGCTGGTGGCATTGGTGATAGCGATGCCTATGATTTTTTGTTTAGAGATAATGGGGATAGTATCCGTAGGTACGTACAAAATGGTGGTAGATATCTTGGAATCTGTATGGGTGCTTATTGGGCTGATCGCCATTATTTTAATCTGTTGGACGGGGTCACTTGCGACCAGTATATTAAGCGACCTAATACCTGCACCCGAAGATATTACAGTAAGGGAATTGAATGTAACTGGAACGGCACTACTGATAGGTTCTTCTTTTACGATGGACCTGCATTTGTCGGAAACGAATCAACTTTTGAAACAATTGCCAGGTACGCAAACGGGGATTCAGCAGCAATTATCAAAGGACGTATAGGATTAGTTGGACCGCACTTAGAGAGTCAAGAGTTTTGGTATGATAAACCATATCTACACAAATATTGGCACAAAGACACACACGGTAAATTATTATTAAATTTTGTAGATAGATTGATGGAGAAATAATATGATAGTGTTAGAATTATTAATTGGCGGATTCTTTTCCGCACTTGGTTGGTGGGGTGCAAATCATTATGTTGTAGATGTATACCTAGAACCTAAAACAAAAATAGAGAAAGATGTAAATGAAAAGTAAAGATTATACAGATTTTGCGGTACAGAAAGAGGTGTTATTGGATTATTTGCAAGTGATGATTGCGATTGAAGATTGGCATGGTGTATCTGATGTTGCAAATGACTTGAGGGAATTGGAAGCAAAAAACAATAACAACTATAAGAGCAAATAGAATGATTAAAAAACAACAAGTAAAACTAACAGATGAACGAACAGCATTCAAACCATTTGCCTATCCATGGGCATACAATTCATGGCTGCAACACGAACAGTCACACTGGATCCACACTGAAGTACCGATGCTTGAGGATGTTAAGGATTGGAAGAATAAACTATCGAAAGACGAAAAGAATTTTCTCACTCATGTATTCAGATTTTTTACTCAGGGTGACATTGATGTTGCAGGTGGTTACGTTAATAATTATCTACCTTATTTCCCTCAACCTGAAGTAAGAATGATGCTGCTAGGTTTTGCAGCACGTGAGGCATTACATATTGCAGCATATTCACATTTAATTGAAACCCTAGGTATGCCAGATACCACATACTCAGAATTTCTTGAGTATCAAGCAATGAAGGATAAACATGATTATGTTCTTGATCTTAGCACACAGAGTGGCGATAGGGCTACTACTGCTACTCACATTGCAGTATTCTCTGCTTTCACCGAAGGGATGCAACTATTCAGTTCCTTTATCATGCTACTTAACTTCCCTAGACAAGGCAAGATGAAGGGCATGGGACAAATCATTACTTGGTCTATTGTGGATGAAACACAACATGCCGAATCAATGATTAAACTGTTCCGTACATACATTGAAGAGAACAAAGAAATATGGAATGATGACCTCAAATCAAGAATCTATTCTATTGCCGAGAAGATGGTAGAACTTGAAGATAACTTCATTGATCTAGCATTTGCTATGGGTGGTATTCAAGGATTGTCTGCGGAAGATGTTAAGAAATACATTCGGTACATTGCAGACCGTAGATTGATTAGTCTTGGACTCAAAGGTATATTCAAGGTCAAGAAGAATCCTCTGCCTTGGGTAGAAGAAATGATCAATGCACCAACTCATACCAATTTCTTTGAGAACCGTGCAACAGATTATTCTAAGGGTGCATTATCAGGATCATGGGAAAACGTATGGAGTAAGGCAGCATAATTGTGACAGTTGTATTTAAAAACCTTGTTTTAATAGATATAGTGTAATACATTTAAATAGGAGAAGTAAATGAAGTTAGCGAAAATCTTGGCAGTAGCCACATTGTTATTAGCAGGAACGGCACAAGCACAGAATGTCCAACTGTATGGTGTATTGGGTGCAGGTGTTGTGAGTGGTGAAGGTTTTGGTTCTAAGAATCAAGAATTCACTGGTATGGGTGAACAACTCCACAACAGCAACCGTTGGGGTATCAAAGGTACTGAAGATTTGGGTAATGGTGTGACTGCAAAGTTTACACTTGAAAGCAATTTGAGTTTACGTACTGGTGCAGCAGGTAAAGACTCTGGTGGCACAGGTGCAGCAGGTACTACATTATTTGATCGTGAAGCAAACATTGCACTATCAAGCAATCAATTCGGTCAATTACAATTAGGTCGTGGTAAAAACTTCTTATATCAAGTAGCAGACGAGTTTGATTCCCGTAGTAACTGGAATTTTGGTGGTCTGAAGCCAATTGCACGTTATGCTGGTTTCTATTCTGGTTCGGGTGTATCACGTTTTGATAACATGGTACGTTATACTTCACCAGAGATTAAAGGTTTCAAAGTTGATGGTGCTTATTCATTCGGTAATCAGTTAGATGATACAGAATATAAATCTAGTTGGAATGCGGGTATTCGTTGGACTCAAGGTCCACTTGACATTGCATACACATATGAAGAGGCACGTTTAAGTAATTCAGTTATTAGTGAGAAGATTAATTTAATTGCTGTTAAATTTGCAGTAACAGATAAACTCACAGTAAATGCTGGTTACGCAACAACTGATAATCCTACAACACAAACAAACTATTATTCCAGTTCAACTAAAGCAGATGGTAAGACAGATGCTAACACATGGTTTGCTGGTGCTAAGTTTAAATTGAATGACCAAATCTCATTCAACGGTGCATACTATGATGTTCAAGACAAAGTAACTTCTGGTAAGAATGATGTACAGATGACCGCAGTTGGTGCAGTCTATTCATTCTCTAAGCGTACCGAAGTATTCATTGACTATGTAACAGCAAGTCGTGCAACTGGTGCCTCTGCTCCGTTCACAATCTATGATCGTTGGATTCCAAATGGTGATGGTTCAACAGTATCGGACAACAAATATAAGCAGTCAGCAGTAGCAGTTGGTATGCAGCATCGTTTCTAAAAAAAACTAAAAAAGGAGAAGTAAATGGCTCACACAGTAACCATAGATTTAGCAACAACTAAGCAATCGTTTCCATCAAATATCCAATTCAACTCGGTCTTTGTTGTTTTGACACCCGCAGCATTAGGTGATGATATTTTTGGTCCAGGTAATGATGTTCGTTCCGCCTTTAGTGCTCCATATTCAGTAACATTTGAAAATGTAGCATCAGGTGATTATACTATTACAGCATATACCCGTGATCCAGATGGCAATCCTTTGGGTGCTAAAATCACTGGTTCAGTAACAGTTGCAGCAGATGCACCAGCAGCAGTTGAAGGTGGTGTTGAAGTTCGTCCTGAGACAGTTGACTTTGACGTTCCTGTAGCATTCACAGTTACCGTATCTTAATGGGTGACACCGTGAATTATATTATTGAGAAATTGAAATCCTTTTTTGGTATGAATAAAATTGACGTACCCGTTGCCATGAAAGTCAACGTAAAATAAAACAAATCGATCACGGGATATGGTGATTCTGGATCCGTAACCAGAAAGAATAATGGATAAAACCTACCGCAGTATCTTTATCTCAGATGTCCACCTTGGTTCGAAAGATTGCAAGGCAGGGCATCTGAATAATTTTCTCAAACACAATACATGCGAATCATTATATCTTGTTGGCGATATAATCGATGCATGGAAAATCAAAGAAAACAAATGGCGTTGGAAGCAATCACATACAAATGTGGTACGCAACGTTCTTAATCATGCTAAACATGGCACAAAGGTTGTGTATGTTCTAGGCAATCATGATGAATTCCTTAGACCTTATCTACATTACGGATTAGGTTTTGGAATGATGGAAATTACAAATCAATGTGAACACATTGGTGCAGATGGTAAAAAATATCTTATCACACACGGTGATTTATTTGATGGCATCACACGATTAGCACCGTGGTTATCCATACTAGGAGATAAAGCATATGATTTCGTACTTGCTCTCAATTCTCGATTCAATTGGTTCCGTCATCGACTTGGTTTTGGTTATTGGTCTCTTAGCCTTTATCTTAAACAACGTGTAAAACGGGCAATAGATTTTATATTTCATTTCGAAAAGAATCTTGCTGGTTACTGTAAGAAGAAAGGTTATGATGGAGTCATATGCGGTCATATACACAAAGCAGAGATAAAAGAAATAGATGGTGTAGTTTATATGAATGATGGTGATTGGGTAGAATCATGTACAGCATTAGTTGAGCATCACGATGGTCGATGGGAAATCATTTCATGGACACGGGAGAACGATAATGTGGTTGATGATACTGATAGCAGTCCACATAAATGATCCAAGCGATCAACCAGCACGAATGACTCTGGAGTTTCCTGACCAACAATCGTGTGAGCAGGCAAAGTCTAGTTTATCATATACCGTGAAGTTTAAGAATTTTAAAATAGATGCAACTTGCCAAAGGAAATAGCCTGTCTAAATAAAAGTTTCGAGGAGTAGACTATGAAACATTTATTTTCTTTTGCATTGGCGTTATTCATCTCAGTTCCAGCATTCGCCTGGGAACAAAAACCACCACTACCTATTGAACAATGTGCAGTTCATGCGCCGTATGGCATTCCAACAGTAACTAAACCAGATGCAACAGTAATTTGCCGCAGTGGTTATGTGACCATGCATGACAATCAAGCAAAGATTCCGGTGTGGGCATCATATTCAATCGATGCAACAACAGCACTTGGTTGTATTGCACGTACCAATGCATTCGTTGCAGACAATTCATTACCACTAGGTAAGAAAGCATCACCAACAGATTATGCTGGTACTGGTTACGATCAAGGACATTTGGTACCTGATGGTGATCAATCATACAATCAGCAAGTAGAATGGGAATCATTTCTCATGACCAACATGTCACCACAATTGCCTAATCTAAATCGTGGTGTATGGAAACAATTAGAATCAAATGTCCGTGCGTGGGCAGTACAGCGTAACCATAAACTCATCGTTATTCCAGGAGATATCTATGACATACCTTCGGCTAAAAAGATTGGTAAGAGTAATGTGGTTGTACCTTCGGCTCTCTTTAAGATTGTCATTGACACACAAACAAACGAAGCACTAGCATTCATCTATGAGCATAAAGAATCACAACCAACTGATATCACATTAGGTCAAGTATCGATTGCTGATGTAGAGAAACGTACAGGTATCACATTTCCTATGCCTAAAGGTGTAGATAAGAATGCTAAACCAAAAGTATGGACTGCCGACTTAGGTGCATTAGGCAAGTCCAAGAAAGCAAAGTGTGGTAAAGATGATTAAACTCCAACATGAATGTTCAGCATGTGGCACAGAATTCTCTATAACATACAATGAAATGTATACCGAATCAGACCCTACAAATTGTCCATTCTGTGGAGAATATCTGATTTTAGATAAGGAAGATTTTGATGACGATGAGGATGATGAATAACTATGAAATGGTTATTATGTGACAGTGAATATATCGATGACGGAATGAATTTTGGTTTTGTCTACATGATAGAAAACACAATTACAGGAAGAAAATATATTGGACGCAAATACTTTACACAGGCTGGCTACAAGCAAGTCAACGGTAAAAGAAAAAAGATCCGAAAGCCTTCAGACTGGCAAACCTATTACGGTTCCAACGAAACACTTAAAGAAGATGTCTCAATCCTAGGTGAGGATAAGTTCGTAAGGACTATCCTTCACCTATGTAAGACTAAATCGGAATGTTCATATCTGGAAACAAAAGAGATATTTGCCAGAGATGCCTTATTATCTCCACATTATTACAATGATTGGGTGCAGTGCAAGATACGCCGTGCCCATTTGACCAATCTTCAAATACCAGATATCACTAAATAAAATATTGCAACGCAGCATTTCTATACTATATAATATCATAGGAGGGTTGCACAATGCTAAAAAAACTGATACAATGGTTCATAAGACCACAACTAAGCGAAATAGAATACTATATTTCGTCACATAATCCAAAGAACACTGCGGATGTGGAAATGTTAATCAACGAATTCAACTACAAAAGGAAACTACAATGTTTTTAAATCAACCACAATTTCCAGTATTTTATACTTTTAATGATCTTAACCGTAAAGCAGAGGAAGCAGCAGTGAAAACTATTGACTTTAACAAACAATTAATAGATAATACTATAGCATACTTCGATTCCATCACAGATAATCAGTTTACTACATACACAAAGAAAGCAGTAACTTTTAATCAGAATGCGGCTGAAGATGCAAAAAAAATCCTCAAAAGTGAAGCAAACAAAACTAAGGCTGGAAATTGAGTCTAAGACCAGATTTTGGTATCCAGTAAGTCGCAATGGGTGGTGGATTAAGTTCTCCACCTATCGTGACCGATACATTTTATTAATGATAGTTTCCAAATATACCGCACAGACCATCATAAGATATTATGAGAATGAAGATGAGGCAGTCGCATTTATCAACTTCGTTACCACGTGTGATCCAGATGAACTAATCGAATCAACATAGGAGTTGTTATGAATTTTGTGGACAAACTGGCTAATACCCAGAAAATGATATCCGATTTAATTTTAGATGAACCAAAAACGTTCGGTTCAAAGGTTGTGCCAACACCATTGACAGAATTAAAAAATGCTGCACAGGCATGTTACCAAGCACTACAGCGAGGCAATAAAATATTCTTCATGGGCAATGGCGGTTCAGCGGCAGAATCACAACATCTAGCGGCAGAATTGGTTGGGCATTTTATACAACAAAGTGAACCATATGCTGCAATTGCATTGACCACAGATACATCCACAATTACTGCCGTTGGTAATGATTATAACTTCAAAGAAATCTTTTCTCGACAACTCACCGCACTTGCCCGCCCTGGTGATGTAGCAGTATATTTGTCCACATCAGGGTCATCTGAAAATATACTTGAGGCAATGAAAGTTGGTAAAATTATAGGATGTGTTAATATTGCACTCACGGGTATGAAAACAACATGGATGCAAGAATGGGCACATTATTATGTGGCAGTTCCTTCAACACAAACTCCACAAATTCAAGAGGGACATTTAATCTTAGGGCATCTATTGTGTGAATGTATAGAAGAAAAAATGGAAAAAGCATCCTCAAAAAATAAAATGTATAGTTACGATCCGGCACTTGATAATTTCTAATGCATGTCAATTCAAAAAACTTGTTCTAGATGTGGAGTATCACACAAAAAACGAGGACCATATTGTTCACGTTCTTGTGGCAATGTACGAGAGCATACTGAAGAGGATAAGGCAGTTCGTTCACAGAAACTAACCGAGTATCATCAAACACCAGAAGGTGCAGCAACACGTGACAAATCATCACGTATTATGTCTGCCAAAAGAAAAGGTGAAGAATGGGAAGAAGTAGGTGTAGATGACTATGCGGTAGGAATACCCGATGTTACCGACTATTCGGCAGACTTTGATGACACATGGCAACGTGCCGAAAAGTGGTAACTTGACAAACGAATCAAAATAAACTATAATCGATGTATGAATATAAAAGATAAACTACTGAACATCCAATACGCCATAGAAAATTGGTACAATGCAAAACAACTAACAGTCGTTGAGATGTTAGTTTTTGTTGTATTAATATGCCTATTGGTTGTACAAACAGCAGAAGCAAAAACAACAAAGCACAAACGAATTGTCTCCACAAACACCATGTCCATTATGCATGTAGATTTAGAATATGGTCAAGTTATTAAGGCACAGAATGTTGACCGTGTCCGTGGACTGGCCAGCATCACCAAACTGATGACGGCAATTGTGGCACTAGAGCATAATACAGATATGGACAAAATGCTGACACTGAGTAAATTAACTCACAGTAAATTACCACGCCGCGAGTACACCCGTGATGAACTATTTCATGCCATGCTAATCAGATCAGACAACGGTGCAGCAGAAACAATTGCGGCAGATTATCCTGGAGGTCGTGATAGATTTATATCTGCTATGAATAGCCGTGCTATGCTGATGGGTTTAAAGAATACACACTTCAATGATCCTACCGGACTGAATATTGGTAATGTATCAACTGCCAATGATGTAGCACATTTGGTAGTAGGTGCAGCATACTACCCACAGATTAGACACATATCTACCAAAAAAGAATCAACTATTTTGATTCAAGTCAAACGCAAAGAACGACCAATTGTACTAAGTAATACTAACAAGATCCTGCTTCATGAGTTTGATTCTATATTATTGAGTAAAACTGGTTACACTGATCCAGCAGGATTTTGTGTTGCTATATTGATTGAACATCCAGTAAAAAATGAAATACGCCATCAGGTAATAGTAGTGATGGGTGCAAAAAATACCACTCAAAGAGTTGACACCGTGAAGCGAATGATGTACCATGTAATGTATGAGAATGTAGTATATGACTACCTCATCTAATACTAAACCATGGATGTCTGATGAATATGATATGCCAGTCCTTGAGAATGAGGAAACGTGGTCGCAACGGGTGATTGATGAAACAGCAGTATATTTATGGTTAGATATTGAAAGAGAAGAAAATGTCAACAAAAAAGAAAAAGACCAACGAAGTAATTGATACGGTCGAACAGGTAAAGAAAAGCACAATCACGATGTATCCAGAACCAACTGTTAATCAGTTGTTTCCTACACCGTTAGTTTTTGCCAAACTGCCTAGAAAATACACCGATGAAGAAGTTGCCCTCATACAAAAATGTTCCTTGAATGTAACCAAGAACACAGGTAATACAACAAGTGTGGATCGATATGTGTTGAATGATCCTGCAATGGCAAGTTTAAAATCATTCATTCAGTTCTATGTTAATTATTACATGAGTAATATAGAATCACCATTTAATCCAGTTGAGGCATATATTACACAATCATGGTTAAACTACACACACCCAGGTGAGTTTCATCATAAGCATGAGCATCCAAACAGTTATATCTCAGGTGTCATGTATATCAATGCGGATCCAGAAAAAGATAAAATCTATTTTTTCAAGAGTGGTTATAGGCGCATAGTATTACCAACAAACAATTTCAATCATTTCAATTCAGATTCATGGTGGTTCAAAGTTGGTACATGTGATTTAGTTTTGTTCCCATCATACTTGACACACATGGTAGAACCCACAGAAAGCACCGATACACGAATTAGCCTGTCATTCAATACATTCCTCAAAGGGTATGTTGGTGCAGAGGAAAGTTTAACATCATTGCATTTAAGTGAACCTGTTGATACCGCACAATGGCGCAAGACTGAAGTTGATAAACCTAAAGATGGACCTGGCGGTTCAATCTAACTGGCGTTAGTATAATGGATAATACAGAGGATTTCTACTCCTTTAATGTGGGTTCGATTCCTACACGCTGGACCAAATATATCATGGAGTTATAATGGCTAAAAATTCAACATTTACAGTACCACCAAATCCAATGGGAATTTATACTGTATCGATAGGTACAGGTGGCGGTGGTGGTAGTGGTATGTTTAGTCAAACTTCATTCGGCAGTAATGTCAGCGACAGTTTTATTGAACACCAAATTACTGGTGAAACAATAACTGCCTCATACCATGTTTCACATGCAGAAATATTTGCATCTAAATGCGATCCTGAAGATGTTAAGCATGGGATCAAAAAAATATTGATTGGTAAGATAGCAGAAAAATTGTTTGAGTCGAAGATGATAGAATTCACACAACAGGAACAGGTTACAGAGGATGCTGTTATGTTCCGTGCTAGAATCCATGTGGTGCCAGATACACAAGTCCGTATTATCAGGGAGATAAAAGATGCAAGAAAAACAACGTAAATCACTATGGAGGAAGCGAAAGTTTCCAAATAGATAACAGAAAACGACACTTCGGTGTCGTTTTTTTACAACAAATTCAAACCACTTGACAATCTTACCGATTCCGACTATACTGTAAGTATAGAAAGTGAGATTAAAATGAAAGCAAAAAATAGTAAGTTCGATTTGAGTGAATTGTGTGGTTGGGTCGGTATGGTTCTTATACATGCTGCGACACTTCCGACAAGTCTAGGTGTGATTCTAGGATACAATGACCGACTACCGCCAGTTAGCATGGTGCTGATGGTGTGGAGTGGTTTGTTCTTGTTCTTGATTCGTGCATTAGGTAGAAATGACAAACTGTATATTATAAGTAATGCTGTAGGTTTCTTCTTTAACAGCATATTGTTAGCACTGATAGTATTTAAATAGGAGTTTATATGAGTGATTTAAATTGGGAGTTGCAGGCATACGGTGCCTCAAAGGCTGATATTTTAGAATCAATAAAAGATTCAATTACGTTTAGGTTGTCGGGCCCAGGTATGGTAGTTGCGAGTTATCTGTCCGATGCACAGGAGATGATTGAGTATGATTCAAAAGAGTCTGCCCGTCAATTTATTAATATCGCTAAGATGTTAATGATGGAATTTGAACTAGGTTTTAAAGGAGCAGAGTAATGTCTATATTAAATCAAGTTATCGCCTACGAACAAGGCGAATTGGATGAAGAGGGCATTATTGATTTGTTTCAAGAATTGATTACCACAGGTATGGCATGGAAAATGCAAGGGTCATATGGGCGTACCGCAAGTGCATTGATTGATGCTGGCTATTGTGCGGAGGCATAATGGTAAAATTATTGTTGGGCACTGGTACTATTCTGCTAATGTTCTTGACCATGATTGTTTCCTATATTGCAATGAGTATATGGATTAGTGCCGCCAAGTATTGCTTTCTAAAAGGATAACTAATGTCAAGAATGAAACTTTTTGTTGTTGCTGGTAACTATCAAGAGTTCCAAGACTTTGTTATCAGAAAGAGAATGAAAGGTTTTACTTATGATTTTGTCTATGTTTCCAATGCTGAGATGCTACGTGGGATGACCACCATTCGAGGATTCTACATAGGCACGTATAGAGAGCGTGAGGACTGGCCGATTATACGGGACTTGATAGCCATCATCAAGGTGAAAGAAAACGCCTTACAAGACGATCTGACGGACGTTCTATCTTGATAATGGAATACTGCTTGACAAACCAAACACGGAGATGTAATATGGATAATGTACCAACAAATGAAGAGAATGATATGGAAACTGATGAAATTATTGAATTGGCAAGTATGCTGGCTTCGATTGGTATTGATGAAGATGATGAGGCAGTTTTGGATATGCTGTATGCCGAGCACGAAGCAAGAATGAATGCGGCAAACAGTTATGATAATGATGCAAGTTCGTATGGAGAGATGATATGAATATAAGTGATGATTTGGCTACGGCCCTGATTGGTTTGAAAGATGTAATCGTGGCAGACTATGCCAGATTCCTTAAAGAAATAGATGGCTCAAAAGATAAGTTTGGCATTGAGTTTGAGACAGGTAGCAAGTATGTAAAGGTTGTCAGTATTTCTGGTGGTGGTAGCCGCTCGGTACATTGCTTTGTTGAGAAAGCAAACGGTAATATATTGAGAGCCGCAAGTTGGAAAGCACCAGCCCGTAATTTTATACGTGGCAATGTGTTTGATCAAGCATCCTATATTGACCGTGTTCGTTGGACAGGTGTATCATGAAAATAGTTATTATTGTTGCCCTAACCCTTTTCATATTGTCTTCCTACACGCAAAAAGAAATAGGTAACAAGGTAATAAATGCGGGCACCGCCATACAAAACGTTGGAGAGGAGATAACAGCAAAATGAAATTCTGCAAGGATTGTACCTACTTTGAGGGTACTACCGAAATGTGTAACTCGGACCAGTCGATAAAAGGCGTTGATGTAATATGGGGTCGGCATGAGAAAATGTCGGCACGTGAGATGAGAGGAACCTCTGACAAGTGTGGACTTGCTGCCGTTCTATTTGAGCAGATGGTCGAAACTAAATTTATTAAAGGGTTAGTATGAAAATCGTATTGGCAATAATGCTGCTATTACTGGCGGCATGTAACACCGCATCTGGCGTACTATCAGGTGCAGGCAAAGACCTCCAAGCAGCAGGTACTTGGATGAGTCCACAACAATCAGTTCCACTTAAATAGGAATTATCATGAGACAATTTTTTACCAGTCGTGAAGAGTACATTGCGGTACTACAAACTGAAGTGGAAACTCTTCGGAGATTCTATTACAAGCCAGAGACCGAAGGCACAGGTCATTTTAATACGGCTATTAGTGTATTAGAGGACCGTATCAAACAACTGAAATTGATTGAGGACGCAAAACGCCACTACATCGAAGTTGAGTTAGGTCAAACTTAATAAATAAAGCATGACCGATGATGCCGACGACCTCAAACAACAACTAGAAAAACTCAAACCCAAAAAGAAAAAACTGGCCGTACCAGAAGGTTTTCTGGACGAAGCAAAGAGTTATGAGGGTAAACTTATGGCCGTTCGCATTATTGCGGAACGTGAAAAGGGTCGAGTCCTGCTGATGTTTAAAGGCATGATAGCAAAGGCCGATGAGGACCGTGCTAAGATAGCAGCGGCACATGAGAAGGCAAAGAAAGAAAAAGACCAAAAGGAAGCACTGGAACGTGCCGCTATCATAGCAAAAAATAAGTTGGCCAAAAAGAAAAAATGAAAGACCTGTTAAAGTTCTTACCTCAGTTTTTGGAGATGATGCCAGGTATTGTGAAGTACCTGAAGTATATTCCTATTCTGATGATACTAGCAGGTATAGGTTACGGTATATTCTATTGGTCACAGAATTATCGTGATCCTTTCAAATGTGTTGACAATCAAATTTATGAGCAAGTCCGCGTGGATTCCAATGTGTATGAATTCAAAGGTGGGTATTGTGTTGAGGGTAAAGATGAACGAAAATAAATTAGTCATTGGTATGTGGGCAGCACTATTGCTCCTTGGAACGATTTTCATTGCCGAGTCATATTATACATGGCACCAACACTCCCAACATTGCAAAAATGCTAACGGCACATTGTTTCACGACCGCACCGACTATATTTGCATAAAAAGCAAGTATATTATCCCCCTCAAATAACATTTCAATTGTTGTAAAAATACAACACCACTTCTGCTTGACAATCCGGTAGATATTAGATATAATGTATCCATAGTGATTAATAAGGAGAAACAAATGAGTAACGAAAAGTTTGAGTTGTACACCGACGAAGTGTTCGTCAGTGAAGCGAAGTCCATTTTCACAATGATACTAGCCGACGTGCCATCGAAAGAAATAGCATCCCGCTTGAATATCACCGAATATGATGTTGAAGATGTTATGCGTGAATTTATCAAAGACGAGTTGTTGTCAAGTTAGTACCAAACTAACACTTGACAATTGTACCGTTTTTTGAGATAATGATTATGTTGAAATTAATTGAAGGAGTATGTAATGACTAGAATTTACAGTGAGTACGGACCAGATGTCCGTATTATTATCGAGGGACATAATTTGATTGTCCAGAAGTTCGTAGAATACAATGACATGGGATGGACAAGGGTTGCTTCCTTTCATGAGATATCGGATGACTATGCATTCACCAACGCCCGCAATTGCGCGGAGTCCACATTAGCAAAAATGAAGGAGTTATCATAATGGCAACAGTAGACGGACGAGTAGTAAAGATTGGAGATTTTGTCGGATTTAAGTCAGATATTGAGCAGTATGGAAAGATTGTCAAAATAAGCGGAAGTAATTTGCTGCTAAAAGCAAGTTCTACCTTTAGTGGAGATTACATCGGCGGGGAAGAGTTTACTACCGTAAACGCCGCCAATTGCTGGATTGACTAGTTTTTTACCGCTTGACAATCCTACCGATTTCATGTACCATACGTATATTGATTGAGAATTAAGGAGAAAGTAATGAGAGAAAAAGTCCGAGTTATTGTGAATGGTGTGTCATTCTTTACCACCAAAGCACAAATCGTCCGTGGCGTGGGTGATGTGTCAATTGTTAATACCTTTGTTGAGTTGGCACTAAAAGAGTGCATCCGTGACGGTATCAAAGGTCTAGGTCGTACCTTCACCGCATACGATTCAAAGATGCAACCGACTGCATACCAAATTCAAATTAATCTGTAATCAAGGAGATTTATCATGGCATACGTATCCCAAGAGTTAAAAGCGAAGATTGCACCTAAAATCAAGGCGATCCTAAAGAAATATAAAGTGAAGGGTTCACTATCAGTCCGTAACCATTCATCACTGGTGCTGACAGTTAAAGAAGGTGCCCTTGATATGTACAAGGACTATGGTAATACGGAAGATGCTGCAAAATTCGGTATTCAAGTCAACCCATACCACTACAAATCTCATTTTGAAGGTCGTACACGTGCCTTCCTTGCTGAGGTGATTCCTGCACTAAATGACGGTAACTGGGATAAGTCCGATAGTCAGTCCGATTACTTTAATGTGGGTTGGTATATCTCGGTGAATATCGGTAAGTGGAACAAACCTTACGCAAAGGTGTAATTTTATGTTTATGTTTGACGTTGAGACGCTAGGGGTAGCATCCGATTCTGTGGTGCTATCGATGGCGTGTATTCAATTCGATCCCACGACCGATCCTACCTACAAGGAATTGAAAGAATCCGCATTTTTCGTCAAGTTCGATGCCAAAGATCAAGTCAATAGACTGAACCGCAAAATTGACAAGTCTACGGTCGAGTGGTGGGGTAAGCAATGCCAGAATGTCAAAATCAAGTCATTGATCCCGTCCGAGTCCGATGTTACAGTAGAGGATGGGATAGCAGAGTTCAGGGCGTGGGTAGAGTCTAAGTCCGACAAAAAATCATATGTATGGGCACGAGGCAACCTAGATGAAATTGTGCTCCGCTCACTAGAATATCAGGCTACAGGTGACAAGGATAATACGGTCTTTGCATATAATCGTTGGCGGGATGTCCGTACGGCTGTAGATTTCCTAACTGGCAACTTTAACGGCTATTGTCAAGTTGACCATCCAGATTTCAATTTTGATATCGATGTGACTAAGCACAACCCAATAGACGATTGTGCCTCTGATATCATGATGCTACTGTACGGAAAACCTAAAAATGCTTGACAATTCGGTAGTCATTAGATATAATGGATCCATGGTGAGAAATTAATAGGAGCAGCAAAATGATTCAATATATTACTGATGGTCGCAACGGGAGAGATGAACGAGTAGTCCTGTGGCGTACCGGTGAGTATACCTACGAATTAGATATCGGTACAGGTATTCACAAAAAGAACCTAAAGTTCTATGAGACTGAATATTATGAGGCATTAGATCAGTTCAATGCTGCAATAGTCAATTATCAAAATGTGGAGACGATATGAGTAAAGCATTTATTGTGGTAGAAAAAGTAGCCTACGAGGGTTATGTGATTTTGCGAGTGTATGACAACTATAAAGGCGCGGTAGAATACGCCGATGAGTTGACACTGAATAATAGTTGCGCCAATGTAGACTTTGACGTATTTGAACGTGATATGCATACAGGAGGATATTAAGATGCGATTATTACCTATGACATTATCCCTTAAAGAGGTTCAATTGTGCAATAGAAATATCGTTTACTTGCCTGCGGGTAATGTGTGGCCATCCACAAAAGCATACCTTCAGAATCTACCCAATAGAGCAATTACTCTAGGGTTCACTGAGTATCTAATATCCGAATTAAAAAATGCCTAAGTTTAACACT